TTTCGTATCTTTGCAGAGATTTATTAAAAATATTATAATTAACTATGCTAAAGGTAAATAAGTCTGAGATGAAATGTAATGTTGCAAAACGTACACCATCTCACCCTAAAAAAAGTCATATAGTAAAGGCTTGTGAAGGAGGAAAAGAAAAGATAATTAGATTCGGAGAGCAAGGAGCTAAGACAGCAGGAAAACCTAAAGCTGGAGAAAGCGATAAGATGAAGAAGAAAAGAGCTTCATTTAAAGCAAGACACGGAAAGAATATAGCAAAAGGGAAAATGTCTGCTGCATATTGGGCTGACAAAGAAAAATGGTAAATAATAACTTAAAAATATAAAATAAAATGTCATATCAAAAATTACAGGCAAATAGAGCAGTAGTTGTAACACCAAGTAATACAGCTAATATTCCATCATTATCTTCAGAAGCAGGAACACCGAATAGAGGTTGTGTTCTTTACGTTGGTACAAAGGGGGATTTAGAGGTATTAACTGTTGGAGGAGATAAGGTAACTTTTACAAACTTCCAAGATGGTAGTTTCTTGCCAGTTCAAGTAGTTAGGGTTTATTCAACAGGAACAACAGCAGATAATATTTTAGCTCTTTGGTAATATGTTTATAGCAATAGCAAATGCAATAGGAGCTAATAGGGCTTCTGGAGTTAAATACGATGCTGATTATCAAGCTATTTTAAATAAAGCAATTTCAGAAGGTTTCACTTTGCCAAATGATGCTGAAAAATTAAAACAAAATCAATTAGTAATTGATTTAAAAGCATCAGGAGCGTGGGCAAAAGCTGACCATATTTTAGTTTTAGCTACAAATTCTAATCAAAGTTTTGCTCGTATAGATTGGAGAAATCCGACACGTTTAGCAACTTTAGTTAATGCACCAACTTTTGTACCTAAAAAAGGTTTTCAAGGCGGTGGAACAGCCTATATAAATACTAATTATAATCCATTTACAGGCGTTAAATATACTCAAAATAACGCAAGTAGATTTGTATTTATGGATACGGCAAGTGGTACAGGTGTTTTTGATGGGTGTGGAACTACTGATAGAAATTTAATGTTTAGAAATTTAATATCAAATCAAAGGATTAACTCAAATGTAGCTTTAACAGGTGGAGCGTTTAGTTTTACTGCAACTCGTGGAATGAAATCTATACATCGTACAAGTTCAACAAATTTACAACTATTTAACGACACAACAGGAGAAAGCAGAACGGCAACTTCAGCAACTATGGTAAATTCAAATCAATTTATTTTAAGGTCTGGTCCTGATGGAGCTCCTATTTACGGAGCACATACAATATCATTTTATATGATGGGTGAAAGTATGATTTCTGAAAATTCTTCAATTATAACAGCTATTAACACTTATTTAAATTCTTTATAATATGTTAGTACTAAAAGCAAATGAAGAGCAATACAACTCTTTAAATAATTACGAAAATAATGGTAATATTTTAGAGTTTATAAAAGACAAGAATAACAATTGGGTAGTAGGTATTAACGTACTTACTGCCGAATGCTTTTATAAAATATGGCACGAACTATCGCAATTAGAAACTATTGATTATATACCTAATGAAGAAAATAATTGAATTAACAAAGAACTGGAAGCATAGGAGTCTCTTGCATATTGTAGGAGGATGTCTAATCGCATTAATACCAAACTTATTATTGCCTAATTTTTTAGGTTTATTAATAGGTTGTTGGCTATGTGTTGTAGTAGGGCATTTGTGGGAAATTGAGCAGGTAAGAAACTTTAAAGCAACTTATTCTAAAACTGATATTTTATTATCTATTTTAGGAGGTTTGATAATCGGTATAATACTATGAGTAGAAAAGAGAAAATAGACTTATTTATTTCAAAGTGGGTGAGTAGGAAATTAACAGTATTTGTAGTAGCTTCAGTGGGATTGTTCTCTGGAGTTATAACTTCAACTGATTGGGTAATTATCGGTACTTCTTATATAACAATAGAAGGTGTCACGAGCATTGTAGAACGATTAATGAAGGTAAGAAATGACAATTAACGATTTAAAATTATACTCATTGAATTCAATTACGATGGCAATTAGTTTTTCAAATGTAGAGTCTACATTAAAAATTTTATTACTTTGTGTTTCTATTGTTTATACAGTTATGAAGACTATTGAATTATTAAAGAATAAAAAAAATGACAACAAGGGAGATAATTTCTAAGTACGGAAAACCTAATGTAACTGGCGACGGTTATCTTATGACTATTAACCTACCATATCCTATGCGATTGGCTTGGGATACAGATACAAAAGTTACTAAGATAAGATGTCATAAATTAGTTGGCGCTAGATTCCTTGCTGTATTTAATGAGATACATAGGGTTTATGGATATAATAAAATAGTTGAGCTTGGTATTGATTTATTTGGAGGTTGTTTTAACTTTAGAAAGATGCGTGGAGGAGATGATTGGAGTACTCATTCTTGGGGAATCAGCATCGACTTAGATCCAGCAAGAAACCAATTAAAAGAGACATCAAAGACAGCAAGATTTGCTAGACCAGAATATAAACCTATGATTGATATATTTTATAAACACGGATTCATATCATTAGGTAGAGAAAAGAATTACGATTGGATGCACTTTGAGATAAAAGAATAAAACAATATGGCAAAAATAAAAACATACGCAAACGACAATACAATTAATGCAAACGACAAGTTAATTGGTACGGATTTTAATGATTCTGATAAAACGAAGAATTACTTAATTTCAGAACTAAAAAACTATATCTTAAATGAGTTAGATACAAGACCATATAAAGTGTATACAGCCTTATTATCTCAAACAGGAACTAACGCTCCTATAGCTACAGTTTTAGAGAATACTTTTGGATTTACTCCAATTTGGCAAAGAGATTCTTCTGGTGTTTATTTTGTAAATAATACAAGTTTTTTCGATATTGATAAAACATTAATTCTTGTAACAAGAAACACAGTTAATTTTGATATCTCAGCATACGCCAATGATAATGATAATGTTTGGATTGAAGTATCTCAAATAATAGAAGTATCTCCTTTAAATGTTTCTGCAATCGAGAATGTTTTAAATAACACATCAATAGAAATAAGAGTTTATAATTAAAAATATATTATGGCAAGAATAAAAACATACACAATAGACACCTTAATATCAGATAACGATATTATAATTGGAAGTGACGCAGACAATAACAACGAAACAAAGAACTTTCCAGCAGGACTTATTAGGGAGTTTGTTTTATCTGGTCTTGAACCTGAAGTTGGAGGAAATTTGAAGATAACTACTATTGTAGATAATGATTCAGAAGAAACAACTCCTGAAGATTACTTTAATAACTCGGTTACGCCAATAGTTGTATTACACTATGAAATCGTATTTTTAATTTTAAATGGCAGAACATTTATATTTAGAAAAAACAATGATGTTTATGGTGAAGGAGAAACTCAGGTTGTATCAAATGATTTTACAGAAATAGATATTACATCTATAATCAATGCAAATCTACAAGATTTAGATTCTGTATTATCTGAAGGTAATATATCTCAGGAAGACGCTAAAATAGGGTCTTTATTTTTATATGATCAAGAAATAGAAGATTACGGAAAAGTATATTCAGATAAAAGCCACTTTATTCTTGAAAATGTATTTGAAAAAAAAATACTTGAAGTTGGAGACGGATATTTAGCTTTGATGGATTCTTCAGAGGGAGATAGATTTAAAATTCAAAAGCCTACAGGCTTAACTGTAGAAAAAATAGCTACATTTCAAAGTGCTAATGGGACAGTCGCTTATTTATCCGACATACCTACCATTGAAGTTCAAGAATTAGCAGATGGAGACAACATCTCTATTGAAGTAATCGATGGTGTATATACAATTAACTCGTACTACTATAATAGACCGTATATAAACCATATTGAATTTAGAGACTCCTTAACAAATACAACTTATTTTTCAGATGGTCAAAACTATGTATACGATGTTATAAGTCCTATAAACTCTATAAGAATCAAGTTTAATGACCCTATATTTAAGAATACAACAAGTAATGTTAGGGTCGCTTCAGTGTTAATTGATTATGAATCAGATTCTGAATTAAAAAAAACAAAAACAGATATACTTAATGCTGATATTTCATTAGCTAGTAATTATATCACGTTCCCATTTAATTTTTCTGCATTTAGCACTACTGTTGGACAAAGACCTATAAATATAAAAGTTGCACTATACCCAGATGTAATTACAAATGGAGTAGAATTATGTGATGGAACAATATCTGAATCAATATCAAATTTTTTAAACGATGCTTTATTCTAAAATATTAAATCGAGCTATATTTATAGCTATTGGAGTTGTAATTGCTTTTTCTTTACTGCATTTCTGCGAAGATAAAGGCGTGTCTGAAACAATAACGTATAGAGATAAAATAATAAAGATAACAGATACTTTAAAGGCAAAGGACAATAAGATTGTTACTAAGTACAAGACTGTATACGTAAGAAAAACCGATACATCTTTAGTGTATTTAGACAAACCAGATTCAACATCAATTACAGCAAGAGTATACAATCAACCAATAGAAGGCAAGAGAGTTAAAGGTATTGCCCACATTACAACAACTGGAGAATTATTAGATTTCTGTTCAGAGATAGAAGTTAATGATACAATAAGAGAAACCACAATTGCAAAATACAGAGATAGAAGTAAAGCCTTTGTTTCAGCGTCATACAATACAAACAATCAATTGAATTTAGGAATTGATTGGAACATAAAGAATAAGATATTATTAAAAGGTGGTGTTGGATATGAAACACAAACGTTAAAGCCTTATATTTCATTAGGAATTGGTATCCCTATATTTTAATTATCTTTGCATATATTTTTAATTTAATTTAATATGAATTTAATAAGAAAAATATCCGTTAAGATGGATAATAACAATATTATGCATTACCAGGTAAACAGCAATGTATTTGGTGGTTCTGGAGTAGTTTCAGATATAATAAAGGAAGATATGTTCTTTGACATCTATGTAAAGGAAGTAGATAGCGATATAAAGGCTATATGGAAGTCTTTTAATTTAAGTCATGTAATTCATATTGAATACTATACGCAATTATAGTTTTATGAAGAGTCCACATTATTTCATAGTAAAACCTTTCAATAAAGAGAGGTATTCTAACAATTCATCTAACGGATTAATTTTAAATATATCTGTTGAGGACCACAACTTCACGCAAAGACTTGCAGAGGTAGTATCAACGCCTATTGGTTATGAAGGAGATGTGGAGATTGGAGATATAATAGTTGTACACCATAATACCTTTAGAACTCAATATAATAATCAAGGGTTTCCTTTGGAGAGTAAATATCATATTAAAGATGACTTGTTTTATGTTGAGAAGGAATTGGCTTATATGGTTATAAAAGGTGATGATAAAATTGCATTACCTCCATTTTGTTTTATAGCGCCTACAACTATTAATGATAAGTATGAAGGATATAAAGAGAATGAACAGATATGTATCTTAAAGTATAAGAACAAAGATATGACTAATCTAATTGAAGGTTCATTGATTGGTGTTAAGAAGGATTCAGAATACGAGTTCAAGATATTTGATGAGAAGTTATATATGATTAATCAAAATAGAATTATACTGCATTTATGATAGGATTAAGTAAAGATATAGAGATAGCTGTTGAAACTGTAATCGAAGGGTTAGAGTATAGCACTGATATGTCTTTAATTGAACCTGATAAGGTAAAGACTATTGTAAAGGCTAAGGTTGATTCATTTAAGTATGGTAAGGAATTACTGCTTAGGTGGCAAAACAGCACAAATGCTCCTTCTGAGGATAAATTTAAGAAATATGTAGTAAGACTTGTTAAGGCTGGAGATATTGCCTTAGGAGTCCTTAGAGACGCTTTACGATCAAAGATTGACTATGATGATTTAGATCCATCAAAGCATCACTTAGCTATTTCAGTTAAACCTTCAATTCACCAGGCGATTGTAGAGATTGATTCATCACTTATAGAGTTAAGACTTCAGATAGATGCTGATAAAATTAATCTTAAAGAGAATGAATTTAAGAGAGGGTATCCTGAGAAGTTTGCTTGCGGAGAATTTCTACCAAGAAAAAATTATTACAAGGAGTGGTATGATGAAGAGAATGATTCAATTATATTAGACCCTAATGGTACGAAAGGTGAAATAATAAATCTTAGTGGTTTAAATATCACCTTACCAAAAGTACCTTATAGAAAAGATATATTATTCTGGGACAAGAAGAAGGAAGACCAATATTGGAGAAGACTAGATGTTCCAAACGGTCTATCTCAAGAAAATGCAGAAGCATATACAGAATATATTATAGAGGAGTTTAGAAGGAGGAGAGAGGGTATTTGGTTTATGAATAATGGAAAACCTCAGTACTTAACTGGCAGTCACTACTTTGCACTTCAATGGGTAAAAATGGAGGATTCAGGTGGGTATATGGACTTCAGAGCGGCTCAGAGAGATATGTTTTATTTTACAGAGGCTTGTATTGTAGACCCTCGATGTTTAGGTGAGTTATTCGTAAAATCAAGACGTACAGGTTATACATATCAGATTATATGTCAATTACTTAACGATGCAACATCAACTTCAAATGCGAGGATAGGTATGACATCAAAGACTAATGATGATGCTGCAAAGGCATTCTCTAAGTTTAGTTACGCATTCCTTAATTTACCATTCTTCTTTAAACCTATTGTAAGAGGGATTGAAGATTCCAAAAAAGCATTAGATTTTGCAAGACCACAAGATAAGAGTAAACTATCTAAAAAGAATAGAGACACAAATACAGATGATTACTTAAATACATTAGTAGACTTCTTACCAACAAAGGATTCAGCTTATGATGGTCAAAAGATGTTTAGGTATCTTGGAGATGAGGCATCTAAATGGGAAAAACCTGCTAACTTTGAGAAACATTGGGGTCAAGTATCACCAACATTCGATACAGGTGGTAAAATTGTAGGAAAGGCATTTATAGGCTCTACTGTTAATGCGATGAATAAGGGTGGAGAGGAATTCTTCAAGCTTTATAAATCATCAAGTATTAAAAAGAGAAATAAGATTACAGGTAGAACGCCATCAGGTTTATACTCTTACTTTCTTCCAGCTCACAAGAATATGGAGGAATTTACAGATAAGTATGGTGTTTGCCACGAAGTTATAGAGAAGGGTAGTTTTTATTACAATGTGTACGGAGATAAGAAGACTATTGGTAGTGTTCAGTTCTTAGAAGCTAAGAGAAGTAGCAAGAGAAAGGAAAGTGATATTTCTTATAATGAGGAACTAAGAGCATTCCCTATGACTATAGATGAGGCATTTAGAGATGAGTTGTTACAATCTACCTTTAACATAGAAAAGATAATAGACCAAATAAAGATAAATGAAGACCACGATGCTGATAGCAAGATTGTGGTTGGTAATTTCCAATGGAGAGACGGTATTAAGGATACAATAGTTGATTGGCATCCTAATGAAAAAGGAAGATTTAAACTATCTTGGATACCACCTGAGGAGATGAGAAATAAATTTGAAACAAAAAGTGGTACAGGAGGACACTCAAAATATCCATTAAATGGAGATATAGGTGCTTTCGGTTGTGATACATACGATATATCAGGAACAGTAGAGGGTGTTAGAAAAGATGGGTCTTATGATGAAGATACAAATAGAGCTTCGAAAGGAGCTTTACACGGACTAACAGGATTTAGTTTTTCTAATGCACCTAATCACACATTCTTCTTAGAGTATGTAGCAAGACCAAAGACAGCGGAGATATTTTTTGAAGACGTATTAATGGCGTGTGTATTTTATGGTATGCCTATATTGGCAGAGAATAATAAGCCACGTTTGTTATACCACTTTAAGAATAGAGGTTATAGAGGTTTTAGTATAACAAGATTTGATAAGGCGGAGAATAGGCTTTCGCCAACAGAAAAGGAATTAGGAGGTATGCCTAACTCCTCTGAGGATGTTAAGCAGATGCACGCAACAGCTATTGAATCTTACATAGATAAATATGTTGGTAGTAATGCAGATGACGATGAAGTACCACAAAATATAGTATTTAATGATACGTTAAAGGATTGGATGAAATTTGATATTAACAATAGAACAAAGTTTGATGCATCTATTAGTTCTGGTTTAGCTATAATGGCAGTAAACAGAAAAATGTATGCCCCAGTACAAAAAGTTGCTGAGGATATAGTTATAAATTTTAAGACTTATAATAAATAAAGTAAAAAATGATAAAGAAGAAAGCGGAAGGTATTTCCATTACTTACAGAAGTTTTCCAAATCAAAACGTACCATTTGAGGTTCAAAAGGGAAGTGATTTTGGTAGACAAGTTGCTGAGGCCATTCAATACGAGTGGTTCAAGAGAGAGGGTTCAAACTGTAAGTATTATCAACAAAGAGATGAATTTCACAAGAGAAGAATGTACGCTAATGGATTGCAGAGTGTTGCAAGATACAAGGAGTACTTCGCTGTCAATGGAGATATGTCTTATTTGAATTTAGATTGGAAGGTTATACCAGTTATCCCTAAGTATGTAGATATAATTGCTAATGGAATGGCTCAAAGAGAATTCTCGATTAATGCCATTGCAGTAGACCCTACGTCTGTTGAAGAAAAATCAAAGAAGAGAGAGAATCTTAAGACGGATATGATTGCTAAGGACTTCATTATGGAAGCTAAGAAACAAACAGGTTTTGATTTAGCTTCTGTTCCTTTAGATCAAATACCAGAAAGTGAAGATGAGATAGATATTAAGATGGAGTTTGAATTTAAACCACCAATTGAACAAGCTGTTGAGATAGCTGTTGAAACGGTATTTAAAGAGAATAACTACAACGAAATTACAAGAAGAAAAATAGAGAAGGATATAATTGAGATTGGTGTTGGTTTTGGGAAACATAGATTTGTTCCTGGAGACGGAATTAAAATTGAATATGTTGACCCTGCTAACTTAATTTGGTCATACACAGAAGACCCTTACTTTCAAGATTGCTTCTACTATGGGGAATACAAGAATACAAACCTATCAGAAGTTTATAAGGAATTTCCAAATTTAACTGAAGAACAAAGACAAAGACTACAAAGCATATCTTCGTCTTGGAATAACTACTATGAATTAAACCTTAATGGTCAATCTCAAGATGTATTAGATGGTAAATTAGGTTTGTTATACTTTAACTATAAAACCTCAAGAGAGAAGGTTTGGAAGAAGAAAAAGAATTCAAAGGGTGGATTAAAAGTTATCGCAAAAGATAACGACTTTGTATATAAAGGAACAGGTGATGCTGACTTCGAGAAATTAACTAAGATTGAAGAGGTGTGGTTTGAAGGTATATTGGTACTAGGAACAAACATCTTATTAAAGTGGGAGGTTTCTAAAAATATGGTTAAGGAGAAATCAAACCTAAACAAAGTACAGCCTAACTACATTGGTATTGCTCCTAAAATGTATAAAGGATATATTGACTCAACTGTGAACAGAATGATACCATTCGCAGATGACATTCAAATGTCTTGGTTAAAGCTACAACAAATAAAACAAAGAGTTGTTCCTGATGGTCAATACATTGATGTTGATGGACTAGTAGGTATTAATCTTGGTGGTGGAAATAAATACACTGTTGAAGACGCGATGAATATGTACTTCCAAACAGGTTCTGTTATAGGTAGAAGTTCTAACGTAGGAGGTGAGTTTAATAATGCTAAAGTGCCTATTCAAGAGATTAGACATTCATCAGGTCAAGACAAGATTAGTTCGTTATGGAATTCAATTCAAATATCTATGGATATGATTGCCTCTGTAACAGGGATTAATCAAGCTATTGACGCTAGTAACCCTGATAAGAATAGTTTAGTTGGTATTCAAAAGATGGCAGCATATTCTTCAAACGTAGCAACAAGACATATATTAGCAGGTAGTATGTTTGTAACTAGAGAGTTAGCTAAATGTATTACAATTCGTATTGCAGACGTGTTACAATTCTCTGAGACAAAACAAGACTTGATAAACAAAATATCAGCTAATAATGTTACAGCGTTGGATAAGATTAAGAATATGTATATCCACGACTTTGCTATAAATATCGAATTAACACCTGACGAAGAAGAAAGAGCTAAATTAGAAGGGGATATTACATTTGAAATTCAACAAGGAAATCTTGGAGTAGAAGATAAGTATGCTATTCTTGGTATTAAGAATTTATCATTAGCCTCTAAATACCTTTCCATTAAGAAGGAGAAGAGAATGAAGGAGAGACAAGAGCAAAAAATGCAAGAGATCGACGCTCAAACTCAAGGCAATATACAATCTGCTCAAGCTGCTTCAGAAGGTAAGGCTCAGTTAATTCAGTTAGAAGGTCAGAGTAAAGCTATGGTAGAACAAGCAAGAGTAGCTGCCGAGATAGAGAAGATGAAGGCTGAAGTTGAAATGAAGCTTATGCTTATGGAGAAAGAGTTTGGATACCAAATGCAACTTAAGGGGATTGAGGTTGATGGTATGAAGAGCAAGGAAACTATGAAGGAAGACAGAAAAGACGAGAGAACAAAGTTACAAGCTTCACAACAATCTAAGATGATAGAGCAACGTAAAAAAGATTTACCTGCGGTGTCATTCGAGAGTAATGAGGATAGTCTTGATGGGTTTTCTTTAGATGCTTTTTCCCCAAGATAGAAATAACTATATGTTTAAATTATCAGAATTTTAACCACGATAAATAAAAACTATTATTTTGTAATTTTGCAGAGAAATTTAATTAAATCAAATACTATATGTTTAAAATGAAATTAGAAGGGTCTGAGTACTCTGATGTTCAAAATAATGATGTGATCATTGACAATGAAGGAGCATCTGAAGTGAACAACCAAATTACAGATTCGGTTACAACGACAGATGATACACCTGATGATATTATAGAAGACAAACAAGTTCTTACATTTAATAATGACGATGACGTATTAGAATACCTTAAGACT